CAGCAAATTAGTGTTCTTGGTTCTGATAAAGGCATACCTAGTGGCACTACTCAGACTACTGAAACAACGCAAACCACAACACAAAGACCTGTTACTACAGATGATGATTGGCGTACAATTATTCGACAGTGGCTAATTCGTTTTCCTAATGCTACGCAAGAACAAAAAGATCAAGCCGCTGCTGACGCTGGTGCTCCTATTAACTTGGTACGCGAAGTAGAAGAAAGTCTTAGAAACGCACAAAACACCAATACTACTGTAACCAACGGAACCAATGGAACCAACGGAACCAATGGAACCAACGGAACCAATGGAACCAACGGAACCAACGGAACCAATGGAACCAACGGAACCAATGGAACCAACGGAACCAACGGAACCAACGGAACCAATGGAACCAACGGAACCAATGGAACCAACGGAACCAATGGAACCAACGGAACCAACGGAACCAACGGAACCAACGGAACCAACGGAACCAACGGAACCAATGGAACCAACGGAACCAATGGAACCAATGGAACCAACGGCATTGATGGCCGAGATGGCATTGATGGCCGAGATGGTGCTACGGGCGCTACTGGAGCTAGTGGCCGCGATGGCATTGATGGCCGAGATGGCATTGATGGCCGAGATGGAGCCACTGGAGCCACTGGGGCTACTGGAGCCACTGGGGCTACTGGGGCTACTGGCGCACAAGGCGAACGTGGTGAACGTGGCGAAACTGGGGCTACTGGGGCACAAGGCGAACGTGGTGAACGTGGCGAAACTGGCGCAGTAGGCCCTATGGGACCAGTAGGCCCTATGGGACCAGCAGGTCCACAGGGTATACAAGGTGAAAGAGGTTTCGTTGGTGCGACTGGGGCTACTGGCGCACAAGGCGAACGTGGTGAACGTGGCGAAACTGGTGCTACAGGAGCCACTGGCGCTACTGGAGCACAAGGACCACAAGGACTTCAAGGAGAAAGAGGTAGAGCAGGCCGTGATGGAATGCTATTTGGCTCTCCTTCAACATCGGAATTGCTCTTTCCTGAGCTGTTTAGACTCAGAAAGGACTTTACGATAATAAATGATCGGCTGTCTTATATTCCGAGAGGCATGTTTAGCTAATGGCTACCTATCTTAACCTTATCAACAAAGTCCTTATCAGGCTTCGTGAGACAGAGGCTTTGACGCCTATCGACAGCGAATATGTGCAGCTTGTGGGCATGATGGTTAACGATGCCAAGAAGCTCGTTGAAGATTCATGGGACTGGTCAAACCTGCGTACCACAAAGACCGTATCGGCCACTGTTGGTGACGCTACGTGGACCCTGACTGGCGTAGGACATAACTACAAGTTCCTTGATGCCATCAATGCCACTAGCCGTACCAGGATGAAGCTGATTACTCAGAACGAGATGAACACCCGATCTGTGCTTAACAGTGCAGCACAGGGTAGTCCCTATGAGTTCAGCCTTGGTGTGATTGACAGCAATGGCGATCAGGCCATCACGGTCTACCCTGTCCCTGACGGCTCCTACACACTCCAGTTTGATCTGGTGGTGCGTGAAGACGAACTGGAGAATGCTTCCGATACGACCATCCTGCCCATTCAGCCTATTGTCCTGTACGCATGGGCAATGGCTACCCGTGAGCGTGGCGAGACTGGTGGCATGGCTGCTCAGGAGATATTCAGTCTTGCCGATAGGGCACTGGCAGATGCCATTGGCCTCGAAGCCAGTCGTTATCAGGCTGAGTTGACTTGGAGACAGGTGTAATGGCCCAGCAGCTACAAAATATCACCATTGCTGCTCCGGGTTTCTACGGTCTCAACACACAGGACAGTCCCGTTGAGCAGACTCCTCAGTTTGCTTCCGTAGCTGCCAATTGTGTGATTGACCAGTATGGTCGTGTAGGTGCCCGTAAAGGATACAAGTACGTAACCACAACATCTACTGGCCTGTCTAGCCAAGGCATTTATGCCATCTATGAATACACCAAGAAGGCCGATGGGACACAGCTTGTATTCAGTGCTGGCAATAACAAGGTGTTCACTGGTACAACCACACTGACCGATGTGACTCCCGGCAGCTACACCATCACGGATGACAACTGGAAGATTGTAGAGCTTGCAGAGCATGTGTACTTCTTTCAGCGTGGCTATGAACCTTTGGTGTACTCTGAGCACGACAATTCACTTCAGGCCATGTCGGCTCATGCACATGCTTCTGGTACTCCTCCTGAAGCCAATGAGGCTCTTGCAGCCTTTGGTAAACTGTTTGTAGCTGACTTTGAAGACGACAAGCACACGGTCTACTGGTCAGATACTTTGGATGGTTCAGCATGGTCTGGTGGAGCTACAGGTTCAATTGACATAGACCTTGTATGGCCCCGTGGCAATGATGAGATTGTGGCCCTTGCACAGCACAATAACTTCTTGGTCATCTTTGGCCGTAGGAGCATTCTGCTGTACCAAGGTGCTGACACTCCAGCCAGTATGGAACTGTTTGATGCCATCGAGGGCGTAGGCTGCATTGCCCGTGACAGCGTGCAGAACACAGGTACGGACATTCTGTTCCTGTCTGAGAATGGCGTAATGAGCCTTGGCAGGGTCATCCAGGAGAAATCCTCTCCGATGCGGGATATTAGCAAGAATGTCCGAAATGACCTTACTGCATTTGCTGCTGTAGAAACAGGGAACATCAAGAGCATCTACAGTCCTGAAGATGCTTTCTACCTGCTTAGTTTACCAAGCCTTGATATTGTGTACTGCTTTGACATGCGTGGTGTATTGGAAGATGGAAGCAACCGTGTTACTGTGTGGAACTCTATCAAGCCCTTGTCTTTCCACATAGCCCGAAATGGTGATCTTCTGATGGGTCATCCTGATGGGATTAGCCGCTATGAGGGCTACAAAGACAATACCAGCACTTATCAGTTTGAATACTTTACCAACCCGTTGTCTTTCGGCAATGCTACTACTCTGAAGTTTCTAAAGAAACTGGCCTTCACAGTAATTGGAGGCGGCAGTGAAGTTGCTTATATACAGTGGGCTTATGACTACCAAAAGAACAACAGAATAGCTCCCTATACACTTCAGGGAGGAGAGATCACTGAGTTTAATGTAGGTGAATTCAATGAGGGAGAATTCTCTGTTGGTGTTCCGATTACTCGTCCCTCTATCAATGCCGGTGGCTCAGGATATGTCGTGACCATTGGCTTAACCTCAACAATCAACGGAGCATCCTTGTCCATTCAGCAGATTGACGTACTTGCTCTACTCGGGAGACTGATCTAATGCCAACTCTTGCAGATATTCTTGGCGGTAATACCCTTAGCGGACTGCTGGGAACAGGTGCCCAAGTGGCTCTTGCCAACTATGGCCTTAATGAAGCCCGTGCTGCTGGTCGTGATGTCCAGACAAATCTTGGCAACATAGCCAATACGGTCCAGTCTCAGTTACAGTTTAAGCCTTATACGGTCACAACTGGTACAGGTACGACCAATGTCACTGGCACTGGGGCAACGAGCACCCTGTCTCCGGAATTACAGGGCCTTGTCTCCCAATTAACCGGATCGGCCACTGGCATGTTTGGTCAGGCTGGACAGCCCATTGATGCCCGTGCTCTTGAGACCACAGCAGCCCTTGAGGCCGCAGCGGCACCTAGCCGTGAAAGGGAGCGTCTGGCCCTTGAAGAGCGTCTGCTTGGTCAGGGCCGTCTAGGCGTCAGGACTTCGATGTTTGGAGGCACACCTGAGCAACTGGCCCTCAACAAGGCCATTGAAGAACAGCGTCTGAACAATGTATTAACTGGACGCAATCAAGCACTGACTGAACAAATGCAGGCGTATACTCTCGGTGCTGGTATGTTGGGCCAGTCCTTCCTGCCTGGTCAGATGCAAATTCAGGAGCTGGGAGGCGCTACGCCCTTTGCTGATATTCAGCGTCTTCTCCAGCAACAGAGCACTACTACAGGTACCAATCTTCAGTTGGCAGGCGCAGAGGCCCGTATGCAGTCTGAACAGCAGGCCAATGCACTGCGTCAAATCTACCTGCAACAGGCACTACAAGGACTGCTTAATCCGACTTATAATGTTGTCAATGGCGAAGTTCAGTCGGGCAACAGCATCCTCCAAGGTCTTCTTGGTGGCATTGCTGGCATCTTCCGTTAAGAGGTAACACAATGGCTAATGAACTCATGCAGGGACTGTTGAGCAGTCTTCTTCAACCACAACAGCAGCAAGGCCCTGATCCCTCAGCGGTGATGGCAGCTATCAACAGTCCTAATCCGATGGCCGCTGTGATGGCAATGCAGGCTCCCAGTATTGGGGCCAATGTGGGCGGTATGTTCCGTCAGGCCATTGGTGGCCGTGGCGGTATCGGTATGACTGCACAGGAAGCTATGGCCGAGTCGCTGCGTAAGGCTGATCTGACCACTTCGGCAGGTTTGACTCAGGCTGCAAAGAACGCAATGGCTACGGGCAACAGGCCGCTGGCATTGCAGTTTACTTTGCAGGCACAGGAGTTGGCAAAGCAGGAAGAAGCAAATAGACAAGCCACACTGCAGCAGCAGCTTCAGACAGCAACGGGAGTTGCCAGTCTTGAGTCCTATATGGCTGCTGCTAAGACTCCGCAGGCCAAGCAGGTCATCACCGGCCTTATGAACGCTGTGGCTTCTGGCGCGCTTACGACCACACAGGCAGCAGCACGGGCACAGGCGGCTATTAACCAGTTTGACAAGGTTGAGCCTAAGCCGACACCCACTGCTTCTATTCAGGAATACAACCTTGCTGTCGAGCAGGGTTTTACTGGAACATTTCAAGAATGGAAAACCCTTGGAACTGGATCAGAAAGGAACAGTAACTACTCGTTGATGCTAGAAGAGGCCGGTATTCCAAAAGGAACTCCTGATCATCAAGCACGTTTGAATGACTACACTCAGTCAATGATTCGCTTGAACAACAGGGACACTACTCCTACTGAAGCCATTTCAATTCTGAATAAAGACCTTAACAACATTCCGTCTTTTGCTAACACAGAAAATGACCTTGCTTCGTTGAGCCGAGTACAAGCTACGTTGCCTTTGCTGGAAGAGTCCAACCCGCAAGCATTTACAATTATCAGTGGAGCCATCCCGGCCCTGTACCGTAATAACTCCAGAGCACAGTCCGAAATTGATAACTTCAGGTCACGTAAAGGTATCACTGAAGACATTGGTGACTGGCTTACCACAATATCAGGCGGTACTGCCACAAAGGAAACCAAGGAAAACATCAAAGAGCTTATCAATCTGTTGGATGTAGCATTGACTCAACAGCGTGTCCAAGAAGTGTCTCGTGTCCGTAATTCGTATAACGGGGTCATTGATGAGAACATTCTTAATAGTTGGGAAGCTAATCAACTAAGCCCGTTCTCTAACGAAATTGAAGACATCGTGAATAGGAATCTGGGAGGCCAATAATGGCTGTCACAAAAGAACAAATAGAATCGGCTCTCAGAGCTATTGAGGCCAAAAAAGCCGATCCGACTATCTCGGACAGCGAAAGGACCAGATTGCAATCTGAAGCCGTAAAGTTGTCGGCTGCTTACAAATCAATGGGAACAGCTACTCAAACAAGCCCGTTGACCACTGCTGCCGATCCGGCCAATACTAACTTCTGGGCTGATACAGCAAAAACTAACTTTACTGATTTTATCTATAGAGCCTTGTCTAATGCCAATCAGACAGTAGCCGATGAGGTGTTTGGCATTGACGCCCCTACTGACGTTATCCGATCTGGTGTAACCCCTGAAGAAGTCAGACAGGCTGATGCTGAGTATGAGGCATTACGCAGGCAGGCAATACAGGACAAAGCTGCTACCTGGTTTGGTAGCGGAAACAGAATGCCTGAAAACAACTTACAGCGTTACGGGGGTATTGCTTTAGGTAGCATTGCTGCTGATCCAGTTATGTCCGTATTAGGGGGCCGTGGTGTTCTTGGTGTTGGCCTTAACTTAGCTGGGTCAGGCACGGCAGCTATGGGCGGTGCTGTCGGCTATGATGCGCTGTCAGCCACTGCTGAAGCGCT